AAATTAGACGTACTGCGAGAAAAAGACAAAATGGCGGCGCTATATTTATGGGAGCTCCAGTTAATTATACTAATCCACCTAATCAACGCCAACCTAATGAGACAATTATGGTAAGGGCTACGACAGCGGGGGGGGGTGTCAAACCTAGGGCGAACTTCTCCAAGAAGGAACAAGAGGCCAAAAATATATATAATACTACTCATCTTAATGAAACAGAATTGGACAATAGATGGGCAAATTTATTTGTTACTATTCCAAATGAATTACGTAAAAAGGTATACGACATATATACGCTTGAACGTAAATTGCATCCTATAGGGTGGTCGACTAGTAAAAATAGCACAAATATGGCGAGGGATACTACTAATGCTCCTACTACTAATGCTCCTACTACTACTAATGCTCCTACTACTATTGTTACCAGTACTGCTGCTAAGCTTCGTAGTTTTATTGGTGGAAAAAGACGTCATAAGCGCACTCATACCAAACGTAATAAGCGTACCAAGCGCAATTAATCAAGAGTATAAAAGACTAACCATTATATTTAACTAAATGGATAAGACTCCCATTATATTAACAGGTCCTCCTGGATGCGGTAAAAGTTACTGGATACAGAAGTACGCGGAGCAACTAAAAAAACAACTATTCGTATGTCCCTGCCGCAAAGATAGAACGCTGCGTGATGGTCGTCAAAAGCTACATATTTGGGGGCGACGAACAGAGCCCGCTATTTTATGGTTAGAGGGCGCTGATGATTTGACACCTGAAGCACAGGCATTTCTACGCCGAATTCTAGAAACTCACGCACAAGACGTCCTATTTATTTTGGAGTGTCGTGACGCAGGCCGTCTTCAGGAACCTATTCGGTCGCGATGTGTAATTAAACGATTATTCCAACCGCGATGGGATGAATTAGAATTCTTTTTAATGAAAACATATAACAATCTTAGTATTGGTGAAATTAAGGAATATTTAAACAAGAACGAATATTCATATCGCCGCGCCAATCAATGTGCGTTCTTACAACTTCAATATCCCGAAGTTTGGAAAACGACCTTAGAGCATCACCGAAAAGAGCAGCTCATAATTAAAAATCAGGTAGCAGATAACCTAATAGATTATATGAAAGAGGGATATAATCCCGAATTACTGCTTAATCCACTATTATCGGATGAAAAGATATTAAAAGACTACGGCAAATGTACTGAATTAGCTGGGTCTCTCTGGGCGTTTTTGGGGAGTGCATTGTACAGGAAGTGCGTTATATAGAGCCCCAAGAACAACAAATATTCAAGAAGAATGAATAGAAGTTCAGATGCGGTGCTTTCGGTGTATTCAGATGCCCGAGCTGAATATACAAAGCAACTATGTTTTTTCCTAGTACCGGCCTATTTCCAGTTTTTTATTGAGTTACTTGAAAAGGGCAAACGTGAATCAGAGCCCAAAAAATTCCTATGGCAATTCCAAACATACTTAAATGAGATCCACGACTGGAACATGGAGAAAGTACAACAGGAAATCCATAAAATCAATACAAATTGTGGATGTGATTATATGGAAGATCTTCTTACCGCTGTCTTCGTCGCCCATACTAAAGTACTAACTGCCATAAGACTCTCTTCAAACAAAAAGAAAATTGAAATCAGCGTACCCAAGGTCGATCATTTCTTATTTAAGGTGTTATGTGAAACATCTAAATTGCTTTGGAGCTCAACCTATTTATTTAGAGATGGTATTCCTGGTATTGAAAAGCAGCAAAACTATCGCACAATTGAGCAAATAATTAATGAGGGTATTTTACAAGCTGTAAGAAGTCTTGTTCCAGTAAAATCAATTCTTAAGGATTTTGTCAGTAATGAGGGTGGCGATGATAGTGATGATGAGAAGGAGGAGAAGGAAGAGAAAGATAAAAAAAGCCCTGATAATGCTTCTACAGTTCTAGAATCAAAATCCATATCTGAAATTCCTCCTCTTGTATCATTGGATGTACCTGTAACACCTGTTATTCAAGTATCAGATCTTGTTCTAGAATCAAAGGATATTAAACCACAGGATATTAAACCACAGGATATTAAACCACAGGATCTAGAACCAAAGGAACTAGAACCAAAGGAACTAGAACCAAAGGAACTAGAACCAAAGGAACTAGAACTAAAGGAACTAGAACTAAAGGAACTAGAACTAAAGGAAGTTAAACAACTACCTGCCCAGACAATTATAATTGATGATAAACCAACAGTAAGTTTTGGCGAATATGATGCAGTATTTGATTCTGACAATCCGCAACAATCCGATATGATTTATGATCCAAAGGATGGTGACGAAAATGATGTTCCGGCTCTAGAAATATTGGACGAGCAAGGAACGTCACTGACCGAAGGATTAGATTTTGATGATTTGGATGAGAAACATGCTAAATCTGAAGATCTGGGTACAGATGACTATGAAAGCCTAGCCTAAGAACTTGATAAACCAGCTAGTGCGGTGAGGAGGGCTGTGTTTTTCTCGCAACAATCAAATAATGATGCCAAACTGGTTCCCCTGGATTTTTGTTGGAGGCCTAGTCTTTATTGCGTTGAGTTTCACAGCTAGCAAATACAAGGACAAAGATTATAAAAAAATACAAGTTTTACAGGACTTTATAAGTGGTTCAATATTAATTGGTTTTACAGGTGTTTTGGTACCTGATATGTTTCCAAAAATGGGACTACCAGAATCATTGCCTGCTTTTGGAATGGGATTGGGGAGCGATGATTTAGATTTACAGGTGGGCCCTCCTCGCCTAGCAGGTAGATAATTAATTTCTTTTTGGGAGATAGAAAATGCCGACAACCATTTATGATAGTTCATTAATTACACAGCGCCGCCGTGCTAAGGCCGAGTCCGGTTCCTTCATATCTCGTATTTCTCCTTGGAATTCTAATAATACCTCTAACCAACCGAATACTGGATATACCCCCATGTTAGGTATATGGGATCAATCCATTATTAATACTGTAAAGAATGGAAATATGAAATTTTACAGAAAAGGCGACGGCGGTTGCACGACAGTTAGCAATGGATGCCCTTGTGAACCGTTAGCAGCTACTGAATGCTGCGGAACTAACTAGATATCCTTAATTATATTTATATAATATTTTAAAAATAAGCAAAATTGTTTTATTTATTTTTATATATATCATAAATATCTAGGTACCAATCGAATAAACTGTAGTATCTTGTGGAATTTTTTGTTTCCATTTATATTGTTGAAAAACGGGTTTATGAACTTGATCTTTTGGAACCGCATTATGTACATCTTGTGCAATTCGGATATATAAATCAAATCCTTCATATTTTTCATTACCATCTTTATCCTCATAAATTGTCTCGCCATCTTTATTTACAGTCCAGCTCCATAATAAATTAAATAGCGGCGATTTTGTCTCAAATACTTTCCAGTTGCCCTCTTGACTTATTATGGAAACTCCTTTACCCTTCTTCTTATCAGGTTTATCATCAAAAAGACCATCAATTAAACTAATGGCTAGGCGAGATAAATCAAAAGATGGATTTGGCTGATGTTTTGGTTTACTATGATCAAAAAAGGGTCCAAAATTATATTGATCGCCTGCTTCTTGATCGGGCCAGTGATCATCAGAGACCCAAAGATGTCGTCCTAATCTAAAAATAGCACGACCAAAATCTATTATACTAAAAATCTTTCCAAATGTCGGCACTCTCCAAATAGTTCCATCCTTTGCTTTATAATATAAAAACTTTATATCTGTTGCTCTCCAAACAATATTATTTGAATGGAGGTCATTATGTGTAAAGCATATTGATTGTTGTAGAAAAGTAAGTGCCGCAATTATTTGAAAAAGCCAGGCAATCCAGCGTGCTTCCCAACCTTGAGATCCACGTTCTTGTCCGTCAATTTCATCTTTATCCAGAAGATTGTCCATGACACCCTCCTGTGCTTCTTGATATATTAAAATAACTGGCATATTTGGAATTTCAATACAAATATCAATATCAAGCTCTATGGACTCATCTGATGTTGATCCTGATCCTGATTCTGATCCTGATTCTGATCCTGATCCTGATTCTGATCCTGATTCTGATCCTGATCCTGATTCTGATCCTGATCCTGATCCTGATTCCGATTCTGATTTTTTTGAAGATACGCGCTTTGTAATTTTTTTATTGATTTCAAAGATATCTTTAACATTTTCTGCTTCTTCATCAATATTATCAAAAGTAATAGATTTAATCGATTCAATATCAGAATTGTCAGACTCTTTATTAATAATTGGTTCTAATTCAGGAATATCATCATTAGCATCGCCATCATTATCATCAAAGGGGCATGTTGTAATTCCTTTGTAGATTTCTTCAAAATTAGGAATCTCTTCAATATCTTTATCGCCACGAATAACTGTTAAACGGGCACTATGTGATTTCATACCCTTCCAAAACCAGCGGCATTGTCTATAAGTGTCATATTCCTGAGATATATTAAACTGATAGGATTTACTTATTCCCGTTGTCGCACCATAGTGGAGAATACAATGTGGAGTTAAATTTAGTTCTCTAAAACGACTAAGTACAAAATTAGCAACAGTATCAACATATGCTTGATTATTATGACTATGTAGTTTTGTCAGGGTTTTTTTCCAGGTATTCTCACTTTGTGGAAGTAAAGGATGCTCTGGAACAATGTATTTTTCCTTAATTAAATCAATTGGATTAAGTAAATGTACGGTTTTAACGAATGTTTTACAGGGTTCAGAGGCATCTGTGTTATCAAGGCTAGAATATGGTCTTCGTGTAGTATCCCATATTTTTACCCTTAGTTCATCAGGTTTAATCCAGGAATCAATATAATATTTGGAAGGCAATTCAATATTTTTATGTGAAAGAGATGATTCAGGAATTTTGAAGATATCTAGTGCTGGATGATAACGTTGTAAATGTAAATAATTGGAGAAGTTATTAATTTCATTCTCAGATATATCCCGTTCTCGACAGGATTGATTCTGAAGGGTCTGGAGAACTGCTTTCATCTTCTTGTTTGAAAGAGTTATACGTGTGTTTGTATAGCGCACTAGTTATTTTTGTCTGTACTAGAATACAAGAATGTCATCACAGGGTGGAGTAAATGTTAACCTCCGGAAGTTTGTTATGAAATCTGTTCCACAAGATGCGGTTGTGGTATTTATTGGGCGGCGGCGCACAGGTAAATCAACTCTCGTTCGCGACCTGTTATTTCATCATCAAGATTTACCAATGGGTTGTGTTATTGCAGGTACAGAGGAGTCAAATGGCTTTTTTAAAAAGATGGTGCCGCCAATGTTTATTCACGGTGAATATAATCCCGTTATTTTGGCAAATTTCGTAAAACGACAAAAACTTGTTATGAACAAGATCCAACAAGAATCGGAACGTGGCGTTAAATCAAATATTGACCCTCGCGCATTTTTGATTCTTGATGATTGTATGTACGATGATTCATGGACACATGATAAAAATATTCGATATTTATTTATGAATGGTCGATGGTTAAAGGTATTTTTTGTGATTACGATGCAGTTTCCACTAGGTATTCCTCCAGCACTTCGTACAAATGTAGATTATGTATTTATATTAAGGGAGCCTTATAAGAATAATCGTGAGCGACTTTTTACAAATTACGGATCTGCTTTTCCATCATTTGAGTTTTTCTGTCAAATGATGGATCAATGTACACAGAATTATGAATGTTTAGTAGTTAATAATAATACACAGAGTAATAAATTGGAGGATACAATATTCTGGTATAAAGGAGATATTCACGGTGATTTTAAGTTAGGTGCGCCTGAATTATGGCGTCAGTCTGAGATGTTATCGCGTATTAAGGAAGAAGATGACGTTAATATGTTTGATCCAAGACAAAGTACTAAACTAAGAGGCCCCGCAATTAATGTCCAGAAGAAATATTAATAAATATAAGAAATGACTATGAAAGTTAAATCAGCTGCTGGTAAGCTATTTACTATATTAATTATTGGAATGGTGCTGTTTTTAGTATTAATGCCAGGGGTTTCCGAGGGATTTATGGATACTATCCGTTGTGGAGTTGATTTATTACCGTGTTCAGGAGAACGCATACGGTGTATGAATGGATATTGTAAATCAGACATCCCTTCTAAGCTTCCACTACTATCTGATTTGCCAATGACACCACCTACAAAATATCTCTATACTCCTTCTCAATCTAGCATATATGTCAATGAATAAAACCTATGCTTTTGCTAGAAAATGGCCCGCTCTAAATCAATGGGAATTGGTGCGATGTTTATTCTACTTGTAGTGTCCGTTGTTTTACTACCTATAATTGTGCGTTATATTGAAGGACTTGAAGTTACACATTTTGCTACACAAGGATTCCAAGATATTGCAAATGCTAATGGACTAGCTGAAGGAGGTGTAGCAGGTGTTCCTGCTATTGGATCGTCTTCTCAGTTACCAAAGTGGCGTCCCGACCCTAATACCGACTATCTCTGCCGTTCACCGAATGAAGATGGACAACCATGCCCTGAGGGTCAATTCTGTGATGGTACGTCACAAGCGTGTATTCCTAATTATGTAGGTGGCGAAGTTCCAAGCACTGGATATTTCTCTTAGACCGATTAATAAAATATCATTATTTAAATAATATAATTTTGCTAATCAATTATTCGTAATTAACATCACTCATTTTTCCAAAAGAGTTAGTTGTAGTCTCAGGTTGTGCAACTCCATTCTTGAAATCAAGATTTGCCATATTTACGACTGTATTTTCAACCACAGTATTTGTAGCATCCGTTACTTTTTCAACTGTAAGTACGGCCTTCTCCATCTTACGCTGAAGTGCTACATCACCCGTACCAGCAAACATGTTACCAAATGTATCAGATGGACTGGTGCTAGTACCGCCAAATACCTGCTTTGCATTAGCTGTAGCACCACCCTTTGAACGTTCTTCAAAGTATTTATCACGATTATCTT